TGGCATCGGATCAGCAGGCACAACAATAGAGCGAAGTTGTTCTTGAGGCTTATCGTAGCAAGTGTCGCAAACTAAAATGCGTTTATTAATAAGTGAAGCGCCAGCCCAATCGTACTGCCATTTAAGATCAACGTGGTTGTAACGAAATCCGCACCTATCACAAATAGCATGAGCGCGAGGATTAGTCGCGCTAGTTCTTGCCCTACCTGATAGAGATGCGTATCCCATTCATTTTACCTAAAATATCCCGCTATTTGCGGACTGATATACACTTGAGCATACTCTGTATTTTGGTCTGCTGCAATTTGATATGCTTCATCAGCCTGCGGTTTAAGAACTTGCACTAATTGAGGAGCCCAAATTTGGGCTAATCGACTTGCAAGGCCCATTGAAAATGCGTCAAGCCACAAATATGGAATTTCAACAGTTTGACCATTGGTAAAATTTGAGTCTTGAATTTGCCGACACCGATAAAACCGCAAACTATTTTGGTTTCCGTCAGGTTGTGGCCACAATGTAATGGTTGGAGAAATTAACCGATCAAACCAATATGTGGTGGGGAAACCGGGCTCTTGTTTGTTTGGATAAGATGCATATTCTGTACGCGATACAGGAAGAATAATCCTGTCAATTTCTTGAGATGATCCTAAACTTCCTATTGTCAGGTAAGTGTCAAGGATCATAACAGTTGACGGATCAATGCTGTAAGTTGCCGCAGGAGTTGCGGTTGTAATTGTCCCGCCGCTTACAACTGAGGTTCCAGAAGTTGCGTAAGAAACGTAGCCAGCGCCAGAGGCCGTCACTTGAAAAGTGCCATTAAACGAACTTGTGGGTGATCCAGATATCGTTATTGTGCTGCCAACAGTATAAATTGGCGTATTTGGATATGGATATGTTGCAGTAGCAATAGTTCCAGTTCCAGAAATTGATGTAATTGCCTGAGTTGTACTTAATGGGATTGTTTGAAGATCAACAGTCCATAAGTTTACGCCGCGATTTGACCAATTCGATAACAACATATTTGCCGCTGTGCGGGCTGTTGCCATGTGTTCTTGAACAATAGAAGTTGGGCGCACTCCACAAAGATGAAATGCGTACAAAGTTAGGTCACCAAGCGATGGATTGTAATTATATGTGTTGCTTGTGGCCATCAATCACCATTAAAAGTTAGTATTTGTAGGAGTGGCGATTAAAAGTCCATAGATGTTCACAGATGCTGGGCCATTTACGCCACCACCGCTTGTTACAACCTGATATTTTAAATCAGTTCCAGCAGGAATCGGGAATGGAATGGGCAATACAATTTCAAGGCTTCCATTAAAAGCAATTTGGCCGTTAACAATTGTGTTATTTTGATGGGCAATAGAGTAGCCATCAATATTTCTAACAGCAGCTAAATTGTAATAAGCACTCTGTCTAAAAGTCATAAAATTGCTTGCACTAAGCGCATTATTAACTTGCGTAGCAGTTTTATAAAATGTGTATCCAGCTGGAACTGTATAAACAGCCATTTGTGTTTGACCAATTCCGGGATTAATTCTTGCGTAAAGAGCAGTTACAGTACCTGCAATTGTTTGCGATCCTGTTGTTGTATTAGCATACGAAACTGATCCAGCAGATGATGCCGTAACAACAGCGCCCGTTGTATTATATCCAGTTGGCGTTATACCAGTGACAACAATTGTCTGACCAACAGTAAATGCGTATGTCCCTGCATAAGTAAGTGTCGCAGTTGTGCCAGTGCCAGATGCGCCAGTTGTTGCAAGAGAATAACCGCAATTAATTGTGCCGACATTAATTCCATTGGTAACATAAAGGCTATTAATGCGATAATAAGAATTAACAGTCGGTACAGGCGTTGTACCATTAAGAGCGATAATTTCATTAATAGCATTAAAATTGCTATCAAGACCATCAACTTGGACAGATAATGAAGAGCCATCAGATGCAGATGTACTCACAAGTGTCATTTGTGATGAAACAGTTGGCCAAAAATAATCTGCGCCAGTTGTAGCTGAAGCTTCCCAAATTGCTTGGTTCACATTCCCTATATTGGTGCTGTAACCAAATAAATTGTTAATTTGATGATTGGTAATTTGACCACGCCCAACTTGAAGTTCAAATGGCTCATGTTTGCTATTTTTTGTAATTGAATCCCAGACTACGCCTGATTGAGAAAACGTACCCATGACTATTTACCTTTTCCTGCGCGGGCAGCTGCCACGTTATCAACTAAATTTGGATAAGGCCTACCAGCAGCTCTTGCACTAGCTTTTGCCTTTTGAACTTGTTTGCGATTTAAATGCTTATGTGTGGCATCTTTTGGAGCAGATTTCTCCCAAAAAGGTTTGTCAGACATATTAACAACCCCATTTGCGGAGAGATTTATTGATGCGACTATCTGGATCGGCAGCTTTTGCTGACCCTGTTAATTTACGCTTCATGCCAGTCATGCGTTCGCAAAACGATTTATGGCGCGGGTTATCTGCATCTTTTGTGGGGGCTTTTAAATTATGGCCTTCAGCACGAGCAGACGCCCTGCCTTTCTCGTTTAAACCACCAGATGGGCTCTTGCCCTCTTTACGTTGCCAAGCGCCAGTCATTTCAAACCCCATAGGAAAGTAGGGGGCCGAAGCCCCCCGCTAACTAATTATTTCCACTCTTGCTCAATTTTGCGGCCCTTTGGAGCCTCGCCTTTAAGAGCATGTGAAAATGGGTTGGCCTCTACGCCGCCACCGCTTTTGCGTGGCTTACGGCCAGCATGATGTTTAGCATGCTCACCATGCATACCAACGTGCTTAACGTGGCCTTCATGGTGGTGCATAACATGACCGCCATGCTTACGCTTTGTACGGCCACCATGCTTCTTTTCTTCAGCTTCATGAACAACATGAGAGCCTTTGCCCGCATAGATTTCTTTTGGAGCTGGATCCTTGTCCACAACACCGCCAGTGGTCTTGTGGGCTTTACCTTTATGCTTCATGTGGTGATGTTCTTTATGACCCTTCATTAGAGCCTCCTACTACGATGCGTTGTTAATGCCTTGGAGATAGGTCACTGTAAGTGTGCCCACGCCAGAGCCAGTGTTTGCAGGTGTTACCAAAATCTGAACGTCTTTAGGACCGCCAGTTTGGAACGTGCTGTTTGATACGTTATCCCAGTTAGCAATCTGTGCAGTTGTTGAAGGAGTGATCGAAACCAATCCAGCAGATGCTGCGCTTTCTGTGTTAGGTGAAAAAGCAGTGGCAGCAGTTGTGCCAGCTGTTGCACCAACAGAGAAAGTAGATGCCACGCCAGTGAAAGCAGTCGTCACCATAAAGTTTATGGATAGGATCTGTGACTGAGCAGGAATAACAATCGTAGTAGCGCCACTTGCTTGTGTTACCACAGCAGATTGCGCCATCACAACATAACCACAGTTGGCTGTGCCTGTTGTTTCTCCAAGGCCAGCAAGGTTGCCAGTGCCATCAGAATGAACCACGTTACCAGCGGTAATTGGGCCATTAAACTGAGTGCCGGGCCACACAGAGCTGCCATTAGCATTTGGATAAAATCCGCCATTAATATCTGACATTTTTTCTCTCCTTAAAGGAGCCTCTCACTTTTACATGAGAGGCATGCCATTATTAGCTGGTTGGGAAATTACCATAAATGGCGCGCCAGTTATAGTAACCAAATGAATAGCGTTCGTAGCCTTTCACAAGCAAGTTATCAGTCACGAAGTCAACTTGCATATCCATTTCGTAAGCAACACGTTCCATGTAAGCCAAACCATCAATGTTGGTCAGCAAGAACCATGCATACTGTGAAGTAAGATAGTCGTTGACAATGTATGACTCAGGAACACCGCCTGCTGTTGACTTGATCGCGTTGACATCATTATCGGCTGTGCCGGGACGCAATTCTGTCTCAAGAAGACGGAGTGCAACTGGCTCCAACTGAGGAGGAATGACCAACTTACGACCACGAGAATACATCTTCAGACCAGCTTGGTCACGGAAGTTTGTACGAATTGCGATCATTGCGTTAAGCAATGTTGCTTCGTTCAAATCAACCTGAGTTGAAGGTGTATTAGCGACTGTACCGCCATCAATAGGATGGGCTGTAGAGCAAAGTGCAA